GTGGAGATGACGATGTACTGCCCATCGTGTCTTCCCTAGTTAACAATAATTATTCATTCACAGGCTTAGAAAGTTTTTCGAAACTTACAAAATAGTTAGTTGAACAACCCATCACTCTAACAATTCTGGTTTCACATTTTTAACTGTGTGATTCAGCTGGAGAATTTTTTCGAAAGCTTAAAAGATTAAACTAAAGATAGCTCTTCTGCCTTAAGCATGTTGTTTTGTAACGCCGCTACTAAATCTTCACGGGGTGCTACTTCATTTGTTTTGCCATTTACGACTTTTGTTATCTAATTTATTAGTCGGTTATTTAACCATCCGACACCTGCATAATCACCACTACTCTATGAATCTATACTAAAAAACATCCCCATAGTTTATATTGTAATTATTTCTACAAATGTATATATAATATTTGAAAATAAGAAAAAGTTTAAAAATTAAACTCGATAATCAGAATCAGGAGAATCAGGAATTGGCATCCAATGCGTTACATCTTGTCCAAAATAAGAACCAGGCCCTTGAACATCCCATTTATATGGTTTTCTATTATTAGCATGCTCATCCGATCCAGAGTATGCTCTACATCGTTCATCACCTAATAATCTTAACTCTTCTCTTTCCTTAGCAGATATACCCCTTTCAAATCTACAGATATTAGTTTTGGGCATCTGTGTTTTAGGAGCGTAAGTAATAACTAATTGTCTATTTTCAGGTAGTTGTTCATCACAAGATATCCACCAATCACTCAAACTCTGACTGATATCATCGGTTTCAAATTCTTCATTAACTTTATAAGACTCATTATAAACATCAAATTTAGAATCACAAAAACCAGCTGGATAATATTGACCATCTATTTCAACTTTTACCATATACTCATCACCATACTCAGTAATTACAAAACCAGTATTACCAGGATATAATTCATCTATATGTGATTTTAATTCAGATTCTGTATAGTCTCTCTTTGTTGCAAGTGAATCTACTTTACTCCCCCTATGGTCTCTAAACTGAATAGTTTTCTCGAAATTTTCAAATAATTTAATGTGTTTCATATCTTTGTTTTTTTTAAAATGGCACATTATCATCATCTAAACCCTCATCTAAAGTAAATCCAAATGAAAGTATGCCTCCTCCATTTTTAGCAGTCCAAATTTCAAATTCAGAATCATATTGAGCTAATATGTCTCTTTTAAGCTTATTAGCTACCTCAAAAACCTTAATAATGTTTCTAAGTGTTTCTTTTTTAGCCATATAAACTTCAATAACTATGTCTTCATTTCCTTTAGCTGTAATTTGAACATTATCGATGCTAGAATTTCTAAACATTTGTCTAAGTAGATAAGTTAGATGCTGAACATCATCATCTTCATCATCTTCATCATCTTCATCATACTTATAATCATCATCTTCATCATCGTCAAATTTAGGGTTAGATGACTTTTTACCTGAATAATATTTATCATCTTCATCATCATACCAATCATCATATTCACCATAATCCTTTGTAGAATCATCATCATATGAATAATCATCCTCATTATCCCAACGACCTTCATTCTTCTTATTAGCAGAAAGTTTATTATTAAGATGACTAAACTCATCCTCTCTGATATTCTCTAAATATTTTATAAATGTTTTTACTTTCATCTTATCTCAATTCAATTTTAAAATATGTTTCTTCAAACATTCCGAAATCCTCAATTTTATATTTATTTAGAATAGTTTGTACTCTAATTAAAGAGTCATAAACCTCGCCCATATCGGTCTCTTCTAAATCCAAACTGATAAAAATTCTATCATCTTTACCAACTACCTTTACATCAATTCCAAAAACATTCTTCTTTATTTCATTTATTAGAGTTTTATGTTTAGCAAATAATTCCTCATTATAACCAATCTTTCTTTTGGCCGGAAGTTCATTCCAATTTACCTTCACAGAGGCTTCGGCTAACCTAATTAAATGTGAAATATTTAACATTTCTGTTCCTCTATGTTCATTATAATAACCAACTGATATATTAGTACATTCAGCAATATCCTCCATAAGTGAAGCCGAATCAGTATAAACACCGGTAGTATCCAATGAAAGATTTAAACCATGTTTATTATATTCATCACAAAGAGCTTGACCAAATTCATTCGAACAACACTGTCTACCCAATTGGTGAGTTATAACAGAAGTTGTTCTTCTTCTATCAAAAGAAACACAATGTTTAACATCTGATAAAAATTCCACCTTATCATAAATAGAAGATAAAGCATTAGAACCAATTCCACCTCTTTCTTCACCTATAAAGAAATAGTATACACCTGGAACATTATGAGCCATCATGTATAACATCACTGCTGTCCCAGCCTTATCATCAGCACCTAAAATTGAATGACCATCTGTATAAATATGTTCATCGCCAGATCCAGTTTTTATTAATCTAAAAGAATATCCTTCTTCAACTACTCTACCATTACACTCAAACAATTTTGTTGTTTTTTGTTCTCTATCCGCTGTATCCAAGTGACAAGTAAACATAGTTTTTTGTTTTCCTTCACCAATAATTTTATAATAATTACCAACTTCATCTCTTTTTAAATCAGGTAAAAATTGTAAAACTTCTTTTTCATGACCATGTGGATAAGTTTTAGTAGTCATTGATAAAAATGTAGACTTAACGTCTTTTGGTTTGTATGAAAAATCGGAGACTTGTATTCTACGAGAAGATGTAGTAGCATCATTACCTATATTATCAGAAACTAAATCATTATATTGGTAAATAAAGCTTTTAATCTCATCCTCAGTTAGAATACCAGGCCAATAATATCTAAAAAACTTACCAATTTTCATATCATACTTCTTACCACTAATTGTTACTTCAAAGCTATAAGGTTTACTAGAAATAGTAACATCAGTGATACCCAAACCATTTACATATTTTGAATCAGATTCACCTAGCCAAAGCATCTCAAAAGCAAGATAACTATCATTATCTTCCATATTTTTTAGAACTTTCTCTAACTCTTTTGAGATTTTAATTCTAGCTGTTTTATCAAAATTCTTTGGATCTTCTTTACCAAAAACTTCCTCCTTATTTTTATAACCACCGGTAGGTATATCTCTATTCGGATTAGAAACTGATTGAGTTCCTGCCTCAAATATTTGGTCAAAATTCATTAACTTCATAGATTATATATTAAATTTAAATAGTGATTTCTTCCGCATTTATATAATCAACTCTTACTTGACCATCGTTCATACTTGGATCCTTTTTTACAAACTTTCTTTGACAATAAACTATTTTAGCCTGTTGATCTTTAGCAGCTTTACTATTTTTCTTAGCTAATCTCGCCGCATACTTTAAAATATCAGTAGTTGGTAGATTTTCACGAACTCTTATAACAACATGACTACCAGGAACACCCTTTACATGCAGCCAAATATCTTCATCATCAGCTTCAATAAATGTAAGATAATCATTTGATTTAGCATTTCTACCATATTGAATAGTATATCCATCAACCTCTAATTTTCTAATATCAGGAAATTTGTCTTTTTTTGATTCAAATTGTTTTAAATGTTTCATAAAGTATATATAAATTATATAAAACAAAAAAGACCTCCATTTGGAGGTCTTTTAGTATAGTCTTAGACTTATTTACTTATTAGTTTAAGTATTGTTCTTCATCAAGAACTTTAATAGTCATAAACTGTTTTTGTGGATACCAACCAACTTCAGCAACTGCATATCTACTTCTTAGTAACATTCTTGGAGCGAATGTAGCTTCAGAGATAACAGAGATTGACTGAGCCATTAAGTAAGGTACGAAAATGATACCTGGTTGGTCAGGATTGTTCTTTCTACCAAGAACGATTCTGTTGTCATTATACTTCATATATGGATCAACATAGATAGAAATATCACCAATTGAACCTACAGGGTATAATTGACCTTGTCCGTTTAATTTAGATTTAACTGGGTTAATTGTGTAACCAGAAATATCAGAAAGAGCTGCAGCAAGACCCCCGTTTGTGATAAGGTATTGAGCAGGACCTACACGACCTTCAGTAGCAATGTAGTTAGAAGCGTGAGAAATCTTAGTGATAAGTTTTCTTTGTACAGCGTGAGTAGTTTCACCACCAAGTCCAGTAGCAGCATAAGCTGTATCTAAGTCAAAGATAGTTTGACCAGCACCAAGAAGACCAGCAGTACCATTAAATAATGGAGCAGTTTGTCTGTTAAGTTCACCCATTTCGAAGATTTTAGCAACGATTTGTTTAGAAATTGTTTGAGACAATTCGTTAACAAGGATAGATTCCATTTTTTGAACGATATCCATACCTGTATTAGCTTTGATATCTTCGATTTCAGTTCTTCTAAGAGCTGAAGATACTTCGATAGTACCAACTGCGATAGTTTTAGAAGAGATTTTTGGACCAATAACACCAGCATAAGTGTCATCATCCATTTGACGATCCATTGGATAGTTACCAGTGAAACCAGTACCACCTTGTTTCCAGTTTGCAGAGAAACCAGGGATGTGATCTTCAAGAGCTGAGATTAACTCAACAGTTAAGTTAGCTGAACCAGAAGTAACTGATGCAGTACCAACTGTAGTGATTTGATCAACCATTGATTGAGTAGCGTTGAATGTGTTTCTAGCTAAATCGAATGACCAAGGAGTTCCAGTATTTACTACAGTGTGAGCTGTATTAAATTGTCTGTAAGCTTTAAACATTGGATATCCATCGATACGAGAGAAACCTAAGAACTCAACAACACCTGCTTTAGAACCAGCTGGCTCAGTAGCAGCGTTTACAGTTGAACCATAAACGTTCGTAAACCATTTTCCAGTTAAACCACCTGAAGTTTGATTACCAACACCAACATTATTAGTTAAAGTTGAAGCAACCAAAGCTTTTTCAGCAGCGTCAGCGATGTTTAATTTAAACACTTGTGGTCTTTCATCGTTATCACCGTCTCTTGTATCATCATAACGGAAGTCGATGTAAAGTAAATCGATTTTTGGACCTGGTGAAGGTTTAACAGCAACAAGGTCAAGACCGATTGTTTGAGCAGCAATTTTCATTGCAACTGGTAACAAGTTTTGACCAACATCTCCTGAACCTGGTGAACCACCAAGACCAAATGAAGATCCGTTACCGATTGTTTGACCCGCAAGAGTCGAAGGTTGAGCAGCAAGAACACCACCCATACCAGATACGTTAGATGCGTTAACATATGCGTTTTCGTTGATTGAGTGAAACTCAGCGTATTCCGCCATCCATTCTACTCTATCACCTGTAACACCCATGTTCTCCAAAACTGGAGACCACTTCTTAACAGCTTTTGATTTGTCTATTCTAATGTGTGACATAGTTTTATTTTATTTTTTTTTGTTATCTATATATAACCCTTTATTTCCTTAATTTTTGAAGGTGTGGATTTTTTATAGATTATAAATTTTTGAATCTTTCTAAAATAGCATTAGCTTCATTATCAGAAATCTTATCTTCTTGGATAAGAGCTTCGTGAGAAACTAATTTCTTAGTAACAGATTCATTTTTTTTGAGATTTCTAGTTAACCAGAAATGCTCAACTTGCGATTCAGTTTTTAAAACATCTTCAGGATAAAGTCTAGCTTGTGAAAGCACAGATTTTTTAGAAGAGTCATTCAACTGTTCCCAGATTGGCTTAACGTTTTCAGGCATCAATCTGATCACTCTTTCTTCAAGAGTTTCATTCTTAGTAGATAGAGCTTCTGCGATTAATGTAAGAACTTCTTTCTGTGTGAAGTAACTTCTTTCGTTTATGTGAAGTTTTACAGATTCTTGTTCATCATCGGATAGTGCATAAAAGCTGTCAACTTGAGACTTGTTTAAGAACTTTAAGAAATTCAAGTCAGTTGTTTCAGAAACTTTACGTTTTTTAGCTTCTTCAATAAGTTTATTAATAGATTCAGATAATTCAGAATCATTGTTTCCAGAAACCTCATAAGATTTTGGCTCAATTTCTTTATCATCATCTTCATCATCATTTTTATTTTCATGTGAATACACTTTTTCTTCTGCATGAGCAGGAACTACTTTGTATTCATTATCGTAATTGTTATCATCATTCTCTTCATCATCTTCTACATTATCAAAACCAGCAGCAGACAATGACGGGAACATTTCTTCATCCACCATAGACTCAAATAATTTACCATTTTTAGTATTTAATTTTTCAACGATTAAACCTTGGTAAGAAATTGATTTGTCAAGATTTTCAGCAATATATTCAGAGTAAGCGATATTATCATCTAAATGTTCAGCGATATATTCAGAGTAAGCGATGTTACCCTCAACATGTTCTGCTAAATATTCAGAATAAGCAATTGAATTATCAACATGTTCTGCGATATATTCAGAATAAGCGATGTTTTTATCTAAGTTTTCAGCGATATATTCAGAGTAAGCGATGTTTTTATCTAAGTTTTCAGCTAAATACTCAGAATAAGCGATGTTTTTATCTAAGTTTTCAGCTAAATACTCAGAATAAGAAATGTTTTTATCTAAGTTTTCAGCGATATACTCAGAATAAGAAATGTTTTTATCTAAGTTTTCAGCGATATACTCAGAGTATTCGATGTTTTTGTCAAGATTTTCAGCAACATACTCAGTATAGTTAATTGCCTTCTCAAGATTTTCAGCTAAATAATCATTATGTTTAGCTAATTTTTCAGTTGTTGATCTAAGAGATTTGTTCTCATTAACTACAACTTGAATTTTCTCAGCTAGATAATCTAAATACTTAACGACTTTCTCATTAGTGTTGTTTAATTCTTCGTAGTACTCAAGTAACTGCTCTAATTTCTTAGGAGACATATTACCCTTATTAATAGCACTTTTTACTTCTTTTTTAGTAGAAGCAATCTCGTTTACCAGATATTGTGAATAATCTGTTAACTGTTTTTTAGTTACAAACTCGTTATTGTTCATATTGAATAATTCATTTATTTTTGACTCGTCGGACATCTCATATATCCTAAAGTTAGATTGCGGATTAGTGTAACCCAAAGACTCATTAAGAACCTTTACACTCATTTTTGCTGAAGCAAATCCTGGATCAGCAACAATGTCATAAGTAAACAACTTCTTTAAAGAAACAGAACCATCTGACTCAGTAATACCAGCCGCTCTAGAAGAAACGAAAACTGGACAACCATCATCTACTAATGCTTTAGCTTCTTTACCCCAATAAGTACTTAGAAGTCGGATTTCACCAGCAACAATATTCTGTTCTTTAACATATTGTGCTTTTGTGATAATGTGTGATGCTCTTGCTAACGAAGTGTCAAAAACATCTGGGTGATCGAACTCACCATAAACAGCACCTAAACTGTTCATTCTTTCATTCATTTCGTCCAATGCTGGTAAGAATCTGTCCGCGGTATAAATACGTTCATTACGGTTCTTCACACCAAATTCAGTGAAGGTACCGCCTAAAACGTAGTCTTTTTTACCGGAAGCATTTTCTCGTATTAGAGCGTTTGTTGAATTTTCTACGATTAATACTGGTTTCATTTAAAAATAATTATTTTTTACCCTATTTAGATGAAGTATATATAACAAGCGGTTTTTTAAAAAAAATCAAAGGTGGATTTTTTACAGTCTCTCGAAAACGTTGGTATCAAAAAGTCATGTAAACAATAGGAGGAAGAAAGATATTATTAATAAATAACTTAAATTTTTTACGGTTTTTTATGATTATAACTAGGGAAATAGTAATTAAAATAAATGAAGCCAATTTTTCATATTATGAAAACTTGGGATATGATATTACTATTGGTGAAGAACTATTAATACCAGTAGAATTATTATCAAAGGGATCACACTACAAAATAAAATGTAAATGTGATGAATGTGGCATTGAAAAAGAAGTCATATTCAAAAACTATGTTAAATATGATAATAACTGGGGTGAATATAGTTGCAGAAAATGTTCGGAGAAAAAAAGAAAAGAAACTCTACAAAAAAACTACGGAGTTGACTATCCAATTCAGAACAAAAAGGTTATGACTAAGATGAAAAAAACCCTAATGAAAAAATACGGAGTAGATAACATTTCTAAAAATACTAAACAAAAAGATTAATAATAATAAAACTTCTATGATTAATATAATAGAAGGTGACCGATATGAAGGTCAAATAGAGTTCTCCAATAGCGGGAACGCAAATATAAAAATAGAAGAAAAAAATATTTTTATACACAGAAAGAATACTTTAAACTCACTACATTTAGATAAAGTAAAAATAGAAGTATTTAAAGGTGAAAAGAAACTAGAAGGAAAAGTAGTTGAGACTATTTCAAGATTTAGAACAGAATTTGTTGGTAGAGTTCAAATAGGTAAAAAGTCAACCTTTGTAATTCCAGATAGTGATAAAATATCAGTTGATTTTTATATAAAAGGAGGACTAGTCGCAAAAGATGGACAAAAAGTTATAGTTGAACTAACAAAATGGGAAGACTCAAAATCACCACAAGGAAAAATAACTAAAATTTTAGGAGACGCTGGTGATAATAATGCAGAAATGAACTCAATTATGTATGAGTATAATCTTCCTGTAGATTTTCCACAAGAAGTTTTAAACGAATCTGAATTAGTTCCAGAAGTTATCTTTGAAAAAGAAATATCTCTTAGAAGAGATATGAGAAGTGTTACAACTTTAACAATAGATCCAGTAGATGCTCGTGATTTTGATGATGCGCTTTCAATTCAGGTTATTAACGAAAATAGTATTGAAGTAGGAGTTCATATTGCTGATGTAGGACATTATGTTAAACCAGGTTCTAAATTAGACGAAGAGGCTTTTAAAAGAGCAACATCGGTTTATTTAGTTGACAGATGTGTTCCAATGTTACCAGAGAGATTAAGTAATGGAATTTGTTCTTTAAAACCACACGAAGATAGATTAGCCTTTTCGGTAATATTTAATATTGACAGAGATGGTAAAATAATCAAAGAGTGGCATGGTAAAACTGTTATACATTCTGATAAAAGATTTACTTATGAGGAAGCTCAAGAAATAATTGAAGGATTTGACGGTGATTATCATAATGAAATTAGAACTTTAAATGGATTGGCTCAAAAAATAAGAAAGAAAAGAATTTCAAATGGTTCTATTGAAATGGGTGGAATTGAAGTTCGTTTCAAATTAGCAGAAGATAATAAAAAACCAATTGGTGTTTATTTCAAAGAACAAAAAGAAGCTAATAAATTAATTGAAGAATTTATGCTATTGGCAAATAAGTCAGTTGCTAAAACTCTTTCGGACAATCAATGGTTTAATGTATATAGAATACATGATACTCCAAATATGGAGAAACTTAATCAACTTGTTGGTGTTTGTCAAAACTTTGGACATGATGTTAAAATTGAAGGTGAAGGTGATGAATTAAAAAGCTCAATTAATCAACTACTTAAAGAAATCAAAGGAACTCCTGAAGAAAATATGATTGAAACTCTTGTGACAAGATGTATGTCTAAAGCAAAATATACAATTAAAAATATTGGACACTACGGTTTAGGATTTACTCACTACTCACACTTCACATCACCAATTAGAAGATACCCGGATTTAATAACTCATAGAATTTTATTTGATTATTTAAATAAAGGAAAACAAGGAAATCCTGTAAAAATTGAAGAACAATCAAGTTGGTGTTCAAGTAGAGAATTAATCGCTTCAAAAGCTCAAAGAGATTCTATTAAATATAAACAAGCTGAGTATTTACAAGATAAATTAGGTCAAGTTTATGATGGAATCGTATCTGGTGTAACTGATTGGGGAATTTATGTCGAACTCATTGAAAGTAAATGTGAAGGAATGATTAGATATAATACGATTGGTAAAGTAAAAGTAGATTTAGAACATTATACCATAACAGATGAGATGGGAAATAAAATAAGACTAGGAGATCCATTAAAAGTAATAGTATCTTCTGTAGATTTAGAAAAGAAAAATATAGATTTTACTTTATTTTAATGCCACCAAAATATTCAATGAAAAAGACTTTTGAAGTAGAATTACTTAATAATAGAATAGAAGACTATGAAGATATTCTTTCAAGATTTTCAAACTGGAAAAAATATAAAAGAGAAATAAACCTTACTCAATTACTTGATGATGGTAAAAAAATTGAATTTGAAGTAGAAATTCCAAATAGTCACAGTGTTTTATATGTTAGTGTAATTGATAAAATAGATACAAGTATTACAAGTCTTGTAAATGTTTGTTCAGTAATAAAAAAAATGACTTTTATAATTCGAAATAATGAAGTTCTTAAATTAAGTGTTGAGATAAATTTACTAACAACTAATTGGGGTAAAATAATAACAAACTTATTAGAGTCAGGTATAGACTTAAAACTTATTCAGCATAAAAATATAGAAGGAAAAATAGATAATTTCTATTTTATTGATCCATCATTGATTACTAACTCTATAGCAGCATGAAAATCTATAATATTAAAACCAAAAACACTCAAGATGAAATAGATAAAATAATCATGAAGATGTCTGTACCAGAATTAGATTTTATTACCAATCTTTATTCTAAAATATCAATGGTTGAGTATACAGATGAAATTGGGTTTGAGTGTATGTTTGTTATTTTAGATGATTATTACTTATCAAAAATAAAAGATTGTTACAAATCATATAACTTAATTTTTGAAGTTTTTGATATAACAAAAATTGTTGTTTTTGATGAAAATATTAAAATAAGATATAAAAACTATTTTGGACAATCAAGACAATTAGAAATTGCATCTTTATTCAAAAAGTATAAAAACAATTGGGTTACAAAGGATGATGTTTTAGATAAAATTCTTGAAAAGGGAATTAACTCTCTTACTGATTTTGATTTAGATGTTTTAAACTCTTAAAACTCAAATTCTCCACCTCCTTCAGCAGGAGCCTCACCTCCACCTTCAGCAGGAGCCTCTGGAGTCTCAGTGCCTTCAGCAGGAGCTGTTTCTCCGCCTTCAGCAGGAGCAACTTCACCACCTTCAACAGGAGCACCAGCAGCAGCAGCAGCGGCAGCAGCGGCAGTTGCGTCTTGTGCCCAATATCTTTGATTTTCAACCTTTTCTTCAGGAGATAATTTAAAGACGTTATCCATAACCCATTCAATATGGAAATAAGGCTTTTCTCCATTCATTACACCAAGTAATGTACCAACAATTTCCGACCTTTTTGCTAGAGTATTAATTTTTTTCCAATCTTCAAAAACTTGATTTGAATAAAATATTATATCAACTTGATTATTAAAAACTTCGTCATTTGCCATTTCTGGAAATTCAATCAACATCTGAAGTTTTAATGGTTTTACAACCAATTCCTTGAAGTTGGCTCTCAATCTACTAATGAAATTGTGAAATTTAATTTCATCTCTTGTCATTTCTGCTGAATCACTAATTAAATTACCACCACCACTCTCAGCTTCAAATCTCTGCATAGGTATTTTAGAAGCTCTCTTTAGTGCCTTATAGAACCAGGCTAACATAGTTTCATCATTAAGATCATGACCTTCTTGTTTAACTATCTCCATATTAGGAGTACCGGCATCACCATCCGGAAACCAAATTTGTTTGTTATAATGTAAATGCTTTGAACCATTAATAGATAAAGTACCTAAGCTATCATCCCACTCAACCTCTTCTGAATAATCATGAATTAATTGACCTATCTGCTCTTCCGCTCTCTGTCTTGATAAACCTTTAATTGGGATAGTAAACTTTTGATAAATTTGAGCATTAAGCACATTAAACATAATTCTTGTTTGCTCAAGAATTTTTAACTGGTTATAAGGTTTAATTAAACCCTCAACGTAAGATGTTTCGGAATAGTCATTTTGAGTTGAATAAGATATGTATATTAACTGAGAATCTAAAAATATTCTTCTCAATTGAGGATCTTCTGGAAATTGTATCCAAAGATGTCCAATATTTGGCTCATAGGCAGGAACTAATGTTTCGGGTCTCAATCTATTGAAACCAATGATATTTTTCTTTTTATCATCATATATTATTTCAATTGCTATATAACCATCAATTAAAAAGTCTCTCATCATAGACCAAGCGGTAATATTATCAGCAAAACCAAATTTATTGTATATCTTTTCGAAATATTCTTGATATTTATCCTTTACTTCTTGCGAATAATCAGTAGATAAAGCTCTAGGTGAGCAAAAATCTCTATCATCATTAAAAACTATAGTCTCATCACAAATACTTGATACAAAGTCTCTAATCTCGTCTTTAATTGAGTACTCTCTTAGAATTCGTCTTTTATCAGCATATGCTTTATCTAAATAAGGAATTGATTTTCTATTCAAAACAGAAGCAACTGCTCTCTGTGAGAAGAAATCATACATTGAATTTCCCTTTGCAGCATAAGGATCTTCATTTATCCCAATACCAACTTGATTTCTGATGATCATATCATCATAATTCATTCCAAAGTTTGATAAGTTTCTTAAAATTCTTGAGAATAAACCTTTATTTTCAACAGCTGAATTAGATAAGGCGAAATTATCTCTCTCTGAAGAAGAACCAAAATTATTGTAAGTAGCCATCTGTTCCTTTATAAAAGATTTCACTTATATATTAAATTTTGTTTTTTCCTCCAGATAAAAAAAGACGAGATTAAATCTCGTCTCTATAAATTTGAGGACCAGTTCTACCCTGTCTTGGTCTAAATCTTGAATTAATATTAGTAATCTCTTTTATATACTCATCTGAATCTGGACCATAAAGTCTATCAGATATCTCTTGTATAAAATAAGGACTCAGCTTCTCATCAGCTTGTTTTCTTATAACATATTCATCATTCATTCTTTTTCTTTCCTCATCGGATAACTTATTTACACTCTGTTCTGGACGAGGAACTGTTGTTATAACACCCATTGGCTTAGTTACTCGATTTTTTGTCTTAGAAAATAGTTTTTTAGTTAAATTTTTAATTTTCATATTATTTTAATTTACCGTATTTAATAGTATTATTTCTTATTCTCATTATTTTATTTCTCAGAACATCATATTTCTCAGAAATCTCAGTCTCAATGTTATAGAAATCCTCAATTGAAGAAATCATCATTTCTTTGTGTCTCTGGTCTCGCGCACCTATTTTAGCAAACCAAATCTCATTTAACTTTTTTGGATCATAAACATTTTTTGGATGTTGGTGATACAAAAATCTCGGAACTAACTCGAGATGAATACGATGAACTAGCTCTAACCTTAAGGCATCAAACTCCATCAGAGCATATTCAAAACCCAAACTTCTTAATTCATTATACATTCCGACATAATCAACCTTTAGAAAACTGTTATTTTCAAAATCTCTTTCCGTAATAAACTTATCAAAAAGTATAACTCTTACTTCTAAAGGTATCATATTTAGATTTACAGCAAATATAATAATTTTATTTGAAAACTTCTTAAAATCAGCAATAAAAACCGGAGCCCATTTTAACCAATTCGAATCATCTTTATAATGAAAGAAATAAAAACCACCTGGAAAAATATCCTGAACTTTGACATTTAGAACATCAGGTGTTGATTTTTGATATCTCTCATAGAACCAAAGAGAGTTATTTTTAAAATTATCAGGAACACCATTGCCGTTCACCAATAAAGCCAATTTTACTTTTTCAGACAGAATTCCCACAGTAAAACATTTTCTTTTATATATAAAATAAACTTAGATTTATTATGTTAAATTCTAAACCATCTAATTCTAACTACAACCAAGGAAACTATGTTCCAAAAAATACTGATAAAGTTATAAAATTAAATAATCAAGGTGGAGTCTACTTTAGAAGTTCTTGGGAAAAGAAAATAATGACTTGGTTAGACTACAATGAGAAAATAATAAAATGGGGAGCAGAGTGTATGAAAATACCATATCAAATGACACATTTTGATAATGGTGATATGAGAGTAAAAGAACATTGTTACTATCCAGACTTCTACTATGAAATGAGAACAGAAGATGGTGTATTAAAACAAGTGGTAGTGGAAGTAAAACCAATGAAAGAATATAATATGGTCATAGCACTAAATGAAGGAAAGCTTCAAGTTCCACAAAAAGGTACTAAAAAATTAAAAAACTTTGAATATGATTTAAAAATGGCTTATAAAAATAAAAATAAGTGGGAAACTATGATAAGTTGGTGTAATAAAAAAGGTTATGAGTTTATAATAATAACAGAGGAAAATTTAAAAAAGTTTAATGTTTGAAATAAAAAACATAATCAAAATTAAAATAGATATAAACGGAATTGAAACATTAAAAAATTTGAATAATCTTTTATTTAAATAAAAAAATAAAAATTTCATGATAGGTAAAAAAGCCAAAATAAAGAAATAAATCTTAAGTGTCGTAAATAAATAAAATAAAATCCAAATCCAATAAATAACTTTTGAAATATAATATAGATACTGCTTAAATTTTATAGATTCGATATCAAAATCATAAAACCTTTTTTCAAGTTTAGTCAAATTAGCCAGTGAATATAAATTCATCCAGACAAATAGAAAGATGAGTATTGTATTAAATATCATCAATATTAATTTCTTTTAAACCTATGAGGTTATTCATCTCATATTGTTGAATTCTAATAGATTTCATTTCCGAAATTATACTATATATTTTTTCTACCACATCAACTTCAATAGGATTACCAATAACCCTTTCGTAAAAATCAGGAACATCATCTTCAGTTCTACTAGAATAAAACTCAGATATAAACTGTTTAAGAGATTTTTCATCAAAGTGCAAAGAACAACCATCAGGTTGAATTACACCATCCTTTTCTGATTCTTCCCACAATTGTAGAATAACTTTTTTCATATAACTAATTTAGTCATTTTAATAAAAAATTAAACAAAGTTGATTTTTAAAATAAAATAAAAAAAAACTTTATGAAAATTAAATTAGAATACATTTGGCTAGACGGATCTGAACCACAACAACTAAGAAGTAAAACAAAAATTGTTGACTTTTTTGAAACATCATCACCATCGGACTATCCTGTTTGGTCATTTGACGGAAGTTCAACAATGCAAGCAAAAGCAGGAAAGGGCGAAAACACAGATTGTTTATTGAAACCGGTTTTTGTAACACCTGATCCTTTTAGAGGAGGTGCAAACAAATTAGTTTTTTGTTCTGTATTAAACCCAGACAGTTCACCACATTCATCAAATATGAGACATAAATTGGCTCAAAAAACATTTGAACTTGGTCTAAATAAACTTGAAAAATCAGAAGCACCGTGGTTTGGCTGGGAACAAGAATATACACTTACACATAAACCAAAATCTAAATTTTCAGAAGGTGAAGGTATTCCGTTAGGATTTGAATCTGATTATCAAACAAATTCACCAAGACCACAAGGAGACTACTACTGTGGTATTGGAGCAGATTCTGTAATCGGTAGAGAAATCGTTGAAGAACACATGAACATGTGTATGGAAATTGGATTAGAAATTTCTGGAATTAATGCTGAAGTTTTATTAGGACAATGGGAATATCAAATTGGCCCAGTAACTCCATTAAACGGAGCTGACCAAATGTGGATTTCGAGATATATTCTACAGAGAGTTGCTGAGAATCTCCTTCT